TTTAATTTTGCTTGAAGATCTTTATCAGGAACTGACTTTTCAATTGTGCTAAATAAAATTTTAGCTAAAGGTGCAACAGCTCCTAACATTTGAATCATGGCTTAATATATTTTAGTTTTTTTAAAACCTTTTTTAGCTATTCTAACTCCTCTTACTAAACCACCTTTTTTCATTTTAGAAGGTGTAATAGGTGATAATGTTTCTAAATCTAAATCTTTTGGTTTAACTTTAATAACTTCTTTTTCTACATCAGTTACTTTTCCAACTTTATCTTTGTACTTTCCAGTTTTTATAAAATCTGTAAATTTTTCAAGTTTTTTTGGATCAGATAAAGTTTGAGCTATTTTTTTAGCTATTGGTCCTACTACCATAATCTAATACCACTTCGCTGATCTTTTTTTCTCCGGAAGCATTCTTCTTTGTCCACCTACTGGCTCTACTTGTGTTTCTTGTGGGTTAGAAACTTCTACATCAACTCCACCTTTTAAAGTTCCATCTGGATTTGTGAATTGTGCAAAGTCAACTTGATTACCAAATTCTGATCTTGAAGGTGAATTTTTAATAACAGCTCCGCCTCTCGCCATTGGCTTTCTAGATTGACCAGCTTCTGACAATGCGATTGCAATTGCTTGTTTAGGACTCTTTACTTTTTTAGAAGATTGTCCAATGTTAAGTTCGCCTTTTTTAAACTCTCTCATCACTTTACCAATTTTTTTTTGATCTGATGTCATTTTTTTCATAATTGTATCCTCGGTATTTGTATATACTAATATTTAAAATAGCACAATATAGCTAATTAGCTAGTAATTATTTTAGTGCTTTGCATGCCTTGTTTTGCAAGAGATACGCCAGCTCTTAATTTAGCTAAATCCTCATTTTGCTCTAGTTTTTCATCAGCAACTTGTCTATTAGACATAACTTTTAACTTATCTAGATTCAATCTATCTTCTGCTTCTTTTTTCTTACGTTCATTTTCCATAGCTCTTAAATCAATTTCTCTAGATTTAAGTTGAACTAATGGATCAGTTGCACCTAAATTAATTTTAGTTTCTTCGTCCATATAATCTTTAGTCATCTGTGCAATCAATTTAGCTTTTCTAGATTCAATCATTTGCATCATTTGTTGAAGTTGTAATTGAATTTGAGGATTCATTTGTGCTTGTTGTTGTAACATTGGCATTTGCATTAACTCTTTAGAAAACTCTAATTGAATTTGTTCTTGTGCCATTATTGAAATATGTTCTAGTACATTCTTTTGAATAGATGCCATAGCAGCAGGATTGTTTTGAATCATATTCAATTGCATAAAATTTAAATGCGCTTCAATGTGGGCTGTATGATCTTGTCCAGCAAATGCTTGGAAAGGTTGTCCAGTCATTGCATTGATATGTTCAATAGAAGGATCTACCGGTGTTGGCGGTTGTGGTGGAGGTAATATTAAATCTATATTCTTAACTCCAATCGCTTCATACATTGTTCTGTAAACTTGATACAAGTTATGCATTTGTGGATTAGACATTGCAAGTTGCATTTCAGTTTGTGCTAAATTAATTCTTTGTGATTGTGAAAATATATTTGGATCTGCAACTGGTAAGATATCAATCTTATCATCAAAGTCTGCAGATTTAATTTCTCTTGTTCCACCTACAACATCATATGGATAAGTTGGTGGTAAATAAGTTGCAAATACTTTTGCTAATAATTCAAATTCATTTTTAAGTGAAGCATATAATCTTTTATGAATCGCAGACATCACTCGCGATCCACGCTCCAACAATGCCATTGTCGTTCCAACTGCAGCTTGTTGGTTACCATCACCCACTTGCATATCAGCGATGGACGCGAAGCGTTGACCTGCTTCAACAACGATACCCATTAATTGTAAAAGGGTCGCTGATGGTTCTTTAAATGGTAATGGCATAAATGCATCACGCAGATTTCCACCTGGTGCATCTACATCTCTAAACTCACCTGGTTGAATTGGTTGTGCATCATCTCGTACACGAATACCTCGCATTTTAAATCCAGATGGTAAATTAGATAATGTTCCTGCATCTAGTAATTGTCTTAACGCTTGAGTTGCAGTTCTAGATAATCCACCAATCATGTGAATTAATCCAAAGCCATAGAATCCAAGTCCTGGTAAAAATTTAAAGTGTACAAAATAATTAGTTTTATTTTTTAACGGATCGTCTACTTTGTAATTACGTCTTATAGATAAAACTTCTCTTGATGATTCTTCAATCGTTACAACGTATGGAAGTTTAATTCCTGTGGGCTCACCAGTTTGAGGATCTTTATCTTCAAAACCTTCTATATCTAAATTAACATGACATTCTAAAAGAGTATAAATATTATCTTGTCTTTCAACTCTAACACCTTCTAATTCACGTTCTTTTTCTTTTATAGGATCTGTTTTAAGAGCTGGTTGACCTAGTTCAACATCTTTATAAAAACCACTTACTTGTTGTTTACGTAAATCATTTTCAGAAATTTTTAATACATGAATAATAGCATCTGCATCTTCTAATGAAGTCGCTGAATAAGGAACGATTAAATCTTCTGCTGGAATAAATTTAGATACCGCTCTTCCAAGGATTGCATCATAATAAACTTTTTTAAAGGTAGATCCTGATAGCGGTAAATAAAATAACATTTGATCAAATTCTGGTTCATATTCTTTCATGACACTCATAATTTGATAGTTCATGAAATCTCTAACTCTTTCTGATTGTTGTTCTTTTTGTGAATCTATTTTACCAACAATTTGAGTTCTAACTGGTCCATCTGCTGGAAGTAATTCTTTGTAAGCTTGTGATTGAAATTGTGTTACTGATTCTGCAAGAACTGGGTGAGTTACACCTGATGCATTTCTAAATGGCTCTGTTCGTCTTTCATATTTAAAACCTAATAGTTCAAGACCATTTGTATATGTCATTTCCCAATCTTGACGTGATGATCTATAATCTTTGTATTGTCCTTCTAAATCAGATCCTATTTCTACTAACACACCATCATCTAAAAATTCTGCAAGGTTTGCATAATGATCTTCACCACCTTGTGGTGCTGCAATATTTGGATCAAAAGAAATTTCTGCACCACCATCTTCATCCATGTTAATTTCAACTGGAGAATCTGTTGGTTGTATTTCTTCTTGGATAGATTGTTCTATTTCAGTTTGACCTGGAATTTCAATAGTAGTTTTTGTATTGGGTAATGACTTATCAATTTCTGCCATGACTAACTATACCTTCTTCTAAATAATGATTCAACACCTTGTGAGTCAGGACCTTTAGCAGGTGGAACGGTTGTTGTCAATCCACCTTCTGACATACTTACTCGTCCGCCGTCTGCAAAATTAAAACCTAATCTTTTTAAAATATCAAATATTTCCGATCCATAAAACCCTGCCGTACTTAATGGTCTAGTTAATGGATTAGTTGTTGGTGGTGCAATAGATGATAAAGCAGGATTATTTGGATTGGCATAATAAGATCCTATTGGATCTCCTGATTGAACTGGTCTATCTAATGGAATTGCAAGACCAGCAGCAGGTGTTGCAGTAGATTGTTTTTTTACAACCTTACCTAATACATCTGATACTCTTGAAATAATATTTCTAAATATACTACCAATTCCACCACCACTTTGATTTGCTTTTACAATTGCTTCTTGTTGTTCAGGAGGAAGTTTTTCTGCTAACTGATCTCCTATTTGTGATACTGCTTGTTTCATCATACCACCGAATGCGTAACTCGGTCTTTCACGAAACATACTTGCAATACCGCCGTCCGCGAATGATTTAGAAAGATTAAGTGTGTAATAAGGACTTCCTTGAAAAGTATTTCTACCTGCAGAAAAAGTAGTACCGGTATTTCCTGTATAGTCTATTCTTTGTTCTTTAGGACTTAACCCCGCTTGAATTCTAGATCCTTCATTATCCGTATTATAATAACCTTGAAGCAATGCACTTCTATCTGGACCTACAAAAGGTTTAATTGCCACAACACCATATTGTGGTCCTTGATATCCAATACCACCACCTAATGGAGTTTGGTTTTGAAAATATTGTTTAGTAAAATCTTTTAAATCTCTTTTATTAAAACCTTGTCCTTGTACTACAGGAGAAACATATTGTGGTTGTCCTTGACCCATAAAATATTCATTATCTTCTGATCTCATTCTTTCTTCAGGGGTAAGATTTCTTTGCATCGGGGTTGGTACTGGTGGGTTTAATCTTTGATCAGATTTTAATAAATCTCCAAAAGGAATTTGATTTTTTTGAACAGGATTAAAAAATAATCCATCTTGTGGTGCATAAACATTTTTTCCAAATTCAACGTTTGAATTATCTTCTGTATTTTTTTCTTCTATATCAGAAATTTTTTTAACAAACTTTTCAAATGCGTCTTCAATTCCTGCCATATTAATAATACGTTCTGTTGTGATGAATCACAGGTTCGTCTCTATAATCCTCTGGGTGATCTACAAAACCACCTTGTCTGAATCTCATAACTGCTTGAGTCATAGAGTCTACCAAGTCATCGTTGTCGCCATAAGGAAATGCCGCGCATTCCTCTACGACCTCTTCAGCAAACTTTTGATCAGGTGCCCATATTTGTCCTGATTCAAATAATGGTGCAACTGCATTTACCCTTGCATGCTTATCATTTCCTTTGCTCGGTGTAAAGTTAACAACAGGTATACCCATCTTACGTAATTCATAGGTCAAAGGTAGTCCTGATGCTTTAGCTTCAATGATCACCGTTTCTGGATTCCAATAGGTATATTGCTCTAAAGCTTTGCGTTTTAATTCTGGAAACTCTAATCTTTCTTTTATAGCATCTAATAATATTAGATTCGGTTCGCTATCCTCGTTCAATCTAAAAACACCCCATGTAGTGATTGCAGAAAAATCGGCAGTCTCTTTTTTTAAAAATGCAGTATCATAACTTTGAATTACATGTTCTAAAGCTGGGATATAGGGCTTATCCCAAATTCTCCACCATTCGCGTTTAATGATTGATCCTTCTTCAGCCGTTGGATTCTGCATCCATTGAGCATTCCATTTCTGAACTGATAGAGATGCTTTCACTGATTCTAATTCTGATAACTTCCAATACTGTGGCCACACAGGTTGATTCGTTGGAAGGATAGCTGGAAACTCAATCAGCTCCCATTGATCTGCTTTTGTTTCGGCAGATGATTTTATAAGTTGTGCTGTTAAATCTTTAACTGACCAACGTGTCATAACCACTACAATTTTACCACCGGGCTGTAAACGTTGTCGAGGTCCAGAGGTGTACCACTCATAAGCGCGTTCCAGCGCTTCTGGATTTAAAGCGTCTTGCTCTGAATGCGGATCGTCGATGATTAATAAATCAGCGCCTCGACCTGTTATCGCACCGCCGACACCGGCTGCAAAGTATTCACCCCCTTGTTCCGTTTCCCAACGTCCTGCTGCTTGCGAGTCTTCACGTAATCTTGTTTGAAATATTTTCTGATAGTCTTCGCTGTCAATCAATGTTTTAGCT